GGAGTGCCATCCGTAATCATGTAATACGTTTGGTTACCATCACCGATAGCTGAGAAATCTTGATAGCCCGTAGCTGCCGTGCTAAGAGTGAGCGTACCCGTACCCGTGGTTGTGGTCGTGGTCTTGACTCGGTCTTTGAGAACAATCGGCATGACTTAGCTCACGTTACCCGTAACAACACACACCGTACCCGAAACAAATAAGATGCTAGCAATGCCTCGCGTGGCTAATGTCATCGTGGCTTTGTCTGAGTCTGTGCCACCAATGTAAGCCGTCGTGATCGTGCAAGTAATGGTAATCCCTGCTGCTGTGTTGTTAAAGACTAAAACAGCATCGCCAGCAGAAAATATTGAGTTGGGGATTTCAATGGAACCACCAGATCCGACCTCGATGAACTCACCCACATCAGCTTTTGCCAAAGTATATGCGGTTGTTTTTGCTGATCCAGACTGTGGAATATTTAAATACCCTGTACCCCCAACCGTTACGTAGTCCGTTCCATTAAAAGCCACAACAGCAGAATGCCCTGGTTGCAAGGTAACGCCTGTTTGACCCGTGGCCTTAAATGTCAATGTATATGTGGAGTCGGCATTAATAAGCCTATATGACCTACCTAACGTTGTTCCTGTGTTACCTACCGTAATAGTTGAATTGACAGCAAGTGATGTAACCCTAAACCCTGCATACTGGGCGCTGGTTGCACTAATGTTTGTTGCAGAAGAATCGCCTTCAGTGGTTTCAATTGTTAACGCACCAGCCGTGAAATTTGCGCTTGTCAGGTTAGACATACCTGCAATCGCAATATCCAGATATTGCGTTAATCCATTATTGGTTGTATCACCCCAAGTCCCAGACTCTGTACCTGATACAGGAAGCGGCAAGTCTAATAGGGTGGTGCGATTTACTGTCATGATTTACTCCGTTTCAACCAATTGCCAATCTGCATTTTGTGAATTATTAATATAAGTCCAATCTGCATTTTGTGAATTATCAATATCAGTCCATTCCGCATCTTGGTAGTCGTTAATTAAACTCCAATAAACAAAACCGAATGAACCAACTAAACCAGTCAACCCAACACCCGTAAGACTCACAGGAATCGCATACGATACTGATCCTGCCGCTCCGCTAGCGCCTACGCCTGATAAAGAAACAACAACATTACCAACTGTTCCTGTAGCAGACGTCCCTGTTAATGCCTGTTCAACACCAACACCACCCCATCCATCGTATCCCCATGGGTTATCACCCCAGCCAAAATTAGCCACAAGGGATCTCTAGTAATTAAGTTGTTGCCAAGCGCAATAACGCATTGGTTGTATTGTTTGTAGGCATCGTTAAAGTGAACGTACCCGCTGTAATTGTTTGAGAGCCAAAAGTGTGAACACTTACCGCTTTATCTGCTTGTGTAGAGTTATAAATTAGTACTGCGTTAAAAGCAGTTGACAACGTTACATTTGTATAAGTAATAGAAGTAGTTGGAGTTGTAAACGCTATCCCTGCCGTGGCAGATGTATTAGCTGCTGTTGGCGCATTCCATGCCGTAATCGTTACGCCCCCAGCGCTATAGTTAGCCCCAGAAACTTCTCCTGACGCGGTGTACGCAGTAGTAGAAGCATTGATAGTAGCCGTAGCCTCATATAAAGCCGCTTTAAACGTATCAGCAGTACCCGATCCTCGCGTAGGCGCAGTTCCAAAGTTGTGCGTAGCCGTCAAAAGTTCACCCATAAATGAGGTACACATGGCTTGTGTATTTGCCACAATTAACTCCCTTAAGCTATTGCCGCCGCTTCAGCGAACAAAGAAGGCGACTTTTTCAACACTACATGAACTGAGCGATGTACCAGTTCGCCTTCACACCAATACTCTACCCAAGTTGTGCGCTCGTTATCGTTATCCAAAGCGCCCTCACGTTTTTCTAACAACGATTCTTCCATCTCACCTTTGGTTGTAAATACCTTAGCCATTATTCAATTCTCATAACAGCATTTTGCGCATCATCTACTGGGAAAGTAATAATCAAATCCTGCGCGTTTTTTGTGATGTTTACGCCAAAGTTGAGAACGCAAACTGAACGGTCACCGTTGGTTGAATTGTAAATTAACGCACCATTGGTTGTGATACTTACGTTTGTAAAGGTCAAGTCTTCAAAAGACCAATACGCAGTAGTTCCTTGAAAGGAGGGTGTGATGTTTGTGAGTGCGATGCCGCCAGGGGTGTAATTGGTTCCACTGGCTTCACCTGCTGCCGTGTACGCAGTTGTTTGGGCACCGAGATCCGCGTTTGCGGTATATAAGGCAAGTTTAAAGACATCACCCGTCCCCGCCGTAAAGTTGTGCAACGCTTGTGCAAGCTCTACTTTAAAGCTTGTTGTCAGCGTTTGAATGATAGCCATTAAACGACCTTATCCCTAACCTGACCTGAGCGGTAAGCATCCTGCCTCTCCAGACCATCACCCAGGCGTTTAGCTAACATCAAAGACTCTTTGTACTGACTCGTAATCACTTGCATTTGATCAGGCTCAGCCTTCAAAAAGGTTGACGCTTCAAGCAAAGAACCGTACAACAAGACCGGCTCAAAGTTATCACTAAGCCATGTTGTTGTTTCATCTATATCACCTTCAGTAATAGATGCTGGATAGTAAAAGTAATGAAGCTCTAATTCGTAAGCTAGATCGGGCGTCGGACCTAAAATAAAACTTAACTCATTACTTATTGTTGCACCTACTACCTTGGGGCCGAACAAGCCATAACAATAAGGGCGACCTGTATTCCCAGCCCCCGTAGGAATAGGAAAAGATTCTCGTATGAAATTTACATCTTTATTGAGAAGATAGTGGTACGAACCATCTGTATCGATTACGGCCAATGAATAAGGCGCTAAAAAGTCGTCAGGGCAGCTTACATACTGGTTATCTGCCACGCATATCCCAGTCATGTTTTTACGCAAGCTCGGAAACTGAATCGTATTAAAGATACGTTGTTCTGCCTGCTGCGTAAACGTAGTTAGACTATCAATAGAAAACGTAGTTTCCAGATAGTTTTGTACCTGAGTTTTTAGCTCTCCCCAGTTCACGCCATTGGCCCCCGGCTCATCGTACCTTTTGTAGCTGCCCCGGTGCCGCGCATTTTAATCCCAGTCGTTTTGATTTGACTGTTAGGATTAATTGCTACACCAGCAGTTGGTTGCCAATCTTTCACCATGTTGTAGGGCATTTCTTTACCGCACTGTTCTGAGGCAACAATCTTAGAGCCAGTCATCGTATGAGGCTCGGCGTATACAGATGCAGGACCTACTTCTTTCCCGCCCTGTTTCATGGAGTATTTGGCCATTACTTGCCCCTTTGGTTCGACACCCGAGCCATATTGCGTCCCATGGTTTTCATCATTTCTGATGTCGGGCCGCCTTTTTTGAGCTTTTTGACATCAGAGTCTGGGTGTGCGCCCTTTCCTTTTGCCATGTGTTTTTTGAGTGCTTCCATCGTTTTCATGTCGGCTCCTATGTAGCTGTGACACTGTTTAATAAAGCTTGGCCTATAAGATGATTGGGCGTCATGCCAGAGTCATAAGACCTCGCCCCGCCAACTGGATTAAAGCCCCATTCTATCGTCCTGCTTCCCTCAAGCGGTACACCCGTAAACAGCGGATTAGTTCCTACCGTGTAGTTCGTTTGCAATCCGTTATAGCCAGACTGGTAATATGAATTTGAATCGGTCCTTGGATTTCTTACTGCCTGCGGATCATCCACTGGATACATACCAAGTTGCAACTGCGGCTGATCAGGTTCCCAACATTCTGGACATACCAGTATATTGACATTTTTTGTCTTAATTGTCAGCGGTTTAAGCTGCCTAAGTTTATAGCGGAAGTTGCACCTATCGCACTGTGCAATTGCAAACTTTCCACTAGCAAACCTATTAGGCATATCAGTACCCGCCGCTTCCTAAAAATCCTTGCCTCGGAACAAGTCTCAAAGGCGCCTTCTCTCGATCCTCATCTGCGGCTAATTGCCATGCCTCATCGTATTGGACCTTCAGCATTTGCATACGCTCCAAGCCACCTTCTACCTTCATCGATAGTTTGTAAGCCAGACCAGCTATAAGCGCCTCTTGGAATCTGAATGGAATATCCTCAACGTTTACACCATTCCCTGCGTCCTGCAACCTTCTCAGTCGCCAGTAAATCAAAGTGTAATAAGGAGCAGATATTGACCCTTGTTCAGGTGCTGGCCATACCGTGACGTTAGGAAACTTGGTATTACTTACCGTTGCACCTGAAGAATGAGCAGCAGCCGTTGTGTTGTTCTGGCCTCGTACTACGTTGTCTAACGTCGCATAAGCTGAATTACCCGTTGCCACATTCTCGGCTTGGGTTGAAGTTCCATAGTAATAAACCGTTTCCGATCCAATGTTTGCATATCCTGCATATGGTATCCCCGAGAGGCTAGACATCGGTATCGTCGTAGCTGAGGATGAAATATTATCCGCAAGCGTTCCGCTAAATACATACGTTTGCCCGCCCTGCCTGTCAATGTATATTTGTATAGGTCTGCCCGTCGCCAATTTGTTTGGTATGGTTGAGTATGTGCTGACCGATATTCTGCTGATATTAATGTCCGTTTGATTTTGACCGACTCCAGTCCTGATCGTTGTCTCTACAAGGTCTACTGTATTAATAGGCAATGGGTAGGTAATCTGGTTTGCATAAAGCTGTATAGCTCCTTGCTCCATAGTCCATAAATTAATGCCTCGGTTCGCCCATTCCGTTAGCAATAAATTAAGCGATCTTCGTGCGGTGCGAAGATCATAACCTGACCGCAATTCTCTGCCGCATCTCTCGTAAGCTTCTTCTACAAGCTCGTTAAGATTCGGATCAAAGTTTGTTGTTCCTGTCGTAAAAGCCATTATTACCTCTTTGCTGTTAGCGCCGAGCGACGAAATGACTCTGCTGTAGGAGCGCCTTTAGATCCTGGCTTCCTCATCTTTTCACCGGATCCAGCGGCAATACGTTTCCTTTTGGCATGAATGTTTGCATACAACCCTACACTCCCGCCCTCAGCAAATTGTTCAAAATCTGTATTATCACGGCGGCGGCGCACCTTGGGCTTGGGCATTTTGGACGGATTGATTGATCCCATTCCCCGGCTCTTTAGCATATTCAGTCTCCATCAAAGCAGCTAGTCCCATAGGGCCGCCAAAATACGGATTTAGTGGCCTTAAGTAATTAGGATAAGGCATCGTCTCGTATTCTCCAAAAGTTGGACCTGGGACATCCGGATACGTAATATCTTGTTTAGTATCAGTTGTTGTTCCTGGTATCACTATGGGAATAGTTGGTGTAGTAGGTACAGTTGGTGTAGTAGGTACAGTTGGTGTAGTAGGTACAGTTGGTGTAGTAGGTACAACAGGCGTAGTTACTACAGTATCTTGCACTGTTGGCGTGTAGGTTGGGATTATGGGTGGCTCTGGTTTGGCAGTATCTATTGGTACAGGGGTGGTTCCTGGCGGGACGCCGCCTATGTCAGTAATAACTGGAGGTGGCGTTCCACCCGTTTCTGCACCAACAATTCCTGAAACCGGCGCTACGGAACCAATAGGCGTATAAACACCATTTACTAGTGTCATACCCGATGTGATACCAGAAGAAGAAATATCTGTTGGTGTTACAGAAGTATTTCCTATAGTGCCTGTTGTAATAGTTGTTCCCGTATTATCTAGCGGGCTAACTGGCACGCCCAGCGCATTTCCGGTACTTAAATCAAAAGATAAATTATTGCCTACCGTTACACCACTTATTTGCTGAGCCGTTAAAGGATTCAAAGAGACTACAGAACTCTGCCCTGTATTTGTTGTAACAAGCGCAGTGTTTGTATTTAAATCTAAGCCAACCACCGTTCCAATAGTCGTGAATGGAGAAACTGCTACATTCGTTACTGACCCCGTTCCAGTGCTTACTGGCAGGCTTATGTTAGTAGCTACGCCGGTTGTGGTGTAAGTTGGAACAGAGCTAACTACACTTGAAATCGAACTACTACCTGGGCTCAAATTAACCACCGAACCAGATTGCAGCGTAGAGAGAGTTTGCTGGTCTAGGGATGAAGTTGTTAACGTTTTAATTTGGCCCGATGTATCTACAACTATGGCTGTTCCGTTTTCCGGGTTGAAAGAAATTACAGAACCAGTTGTAGGAACGTTTATCTTTGTTGGGTCGATGGATGTAACTAACTGCCCTCCAGGTAACGCTACCGTTGCCCCCGGATAAATCATATTATTCGATGCAACAACAGTGTCGCCTACTTGTACTTTTACATTTTGATTGCTTTGCGCAGTGTTTGGTACAAATACATAAGCGCCTGTGTTTGTTTCCATTACCGCACCTTTTGCAGATGCAGTTATTATCTTTCCAGTAACAGATGTCGTCGGCACATTGCCCATGCTTCTTGCAATATCAACTGACAAACGATCTGCAACACTCACTGAATTTTGTACGTTTTCAGCTCTTGTTGGGTCTTCTTGCGTTCTTAGATTTAGAGCATCTTGTAATAATGTATCTGCTGAGAAAGACGTTTTTGTGCCGTCTGCTAACGTTACATAGTAGGTATTATTGTTGAGATCTACTCCGTCTAACGTATACCCAAACCTTTCTTCATTATCAAGAATTAAATCAAATGTTGATTCTGAGCTGGCGCTGTTTGAATACACCTCTGGTGCAACACTAGGCGACCCCGTTGGTGAAGGCGTTGATGGGACTAGCTGCAACGTGATATTTGGTTTAGTGTCATAACCTAAAAGCAACACAGGTCGTCCGGCGCTGTTATTAACATTTTGTCCGTTTTGGTTTATGACAGGCTTCGCGCCTCCTGCAATAGTTGATGCCGCCTGTACCATAGCACCCGCACTTGATCCGGCAAGCAGCCCTAACGTAGCAACCCCAGCAACACCATCATTCCAAGC